TCTCTTGCACCTGAATGCGGATCAGGTCGGAAATCATCGAATCGGCCAATGATTTGAAGTCCAGCTTGCCGGTCTTCACGAAGTTGACCAGCGCGTCTTCCATGCCTTTGAAGGCGGATTCCATCGTCGTGCGCAGCTTGCCGAATACGGTGTCCGCTTCGCTGGTTTTGCTGACAATCTTCTCGATGTAGCCCAACGAAAGACCGAACTCGCGCGATAGATCGCTGGTGGATGCGCCTTGTGCGAATCGCGCTGCGACGGCTTGATCCCGGTCAAACTTGCTGGCCTTGCCTGGTTCGGTCTTGCCCATGTTTTCGTGTCCGGCTGCGACCGCTCGCGCGTAGGTATCCCAACTGATTGCGCCGGCTTCCAGCATGGTCTGGTAGCGGTCGAACTCATCCATTTGCTTTTCGGTTTCGGTGCGCAGTGTGTTGGTCAGGCGTTCCGCGTCGCGTCGCATGTCTTCCTGCGCTTTCGCCCGCGCTGCCGTCGCCTTGTCCGCGTCCTTGTCGAGTTCCGCCACCATTGATTCGTAGTCTGTTAGCTGCCCCTTAATCCATAGCGCGGTTTCCTTGTCCTTCGCACCGTAGGCTGCCGCGATGCCGAGTTTCTTCGCTGCTTTGTGAACGTTCTCGACTTGCATGGTCATGCCGATTGCCATGCCTTCGCCGATCTGCTCGCCGATGACCATGAACACTTTGGAAGGCGACTTGATGCCGAGCAAGTCCTTCATCTCACGGACTGCCGCGCCGCCCAGGCCGCGAATCTTGTCGATGACCGCTTGTGCCTTCGCCTGCACCCCGTCGATCAGACCTTGGATGATGTCCTTGCCGACTTGCAGCCAATCCTTCGCCGTGGTCTTGATGTAGGCAATCGCGCTGGTTAGCTTCGCGCCGATGCCAAGCTCACCCTTGAGCGCCAGGCTGAACCCTTCCTTCATCGCTTCGATCAGTCCTGCCGCCGCCGCTTTGGCGTTCTCCCATAGAGCGCCGAGCTTCTCCGGGATGCTGCCGAACCAGGTGATTATTCCGTTCGGGCCTTCGATCATGTCGTACAGCGCGCCGCCGAGGCTCGCTGCCTTGTCGCCCGTCACCGCCTGGACCATCAGGTCGATTTGCTCGTTGAGCCAGGTGCCGACCGCGAACCCGACCTTCCAGGCTGCTATCGCGCCGACGATGGTGGCGATGGCGGGTGCCGCCAGCACCAGTGCCGGGCCTGCTGCCGCGATGATTCCCAGCGCCGTTCCGACTGCCGATAGGGCGGTCCCTGCCACCACGATGCCCGCTCCGCCGACCGCCAGCGCCGTCACCAGTGTTGCCAGCGGTCCGAACACTTCCGGGTTCGCTGCGAACCATTCCGCCACCGATTTGATGCCGTCCAAGGCTGTCTGGAACAGCTTTGCGTCGTCAAGCGATGTGTTCAGGTTGATGCCGATGCCTTTGATCTTTTCTTGGGTCGTGTTTGCAATGACCGCTGCCTGCTGATCGATGGTGCCGACCGCCGACATCACTTCGCCGCGAATCTTCTTGTATTCGTCCACGTTCTGCGTCAGCGCCAGGGCGAAGTCACGCGCCTGCACATCGGTGAACAGCGCGCCAAGGTTCTCCGCTTTGCCCTGGGTCATATCCGCGATGACCTTGCCCATGTAGCCGACCAAATCGCCGCTATCGATGCCCTTCTTGACCTGTTCGGTCAGGTTGACGCCCATTTCATCGAATGCCTTGATCGTTGCCGGTGCCGCGAGTTTGTCCAGGAAGTTCTTGAAGTTGTTGGCTGCCGTTGCCGCGTCGCTTGTCGTCTTCATGGCGATCTGCGCGCCGGCCGTAATGCTTCCGAGTGCGTCCGCGCCGGTCCCGCCTAGGCTTGCGTACTTGGCGGAAAGATTCGGCAAGTCCTTCGCCATGTTCTTCAGTTCGAACGATCCGGCCGCGCCGGCTGCCGCCATCATATCCAGCGACCTTGCTGCGTCGGTCATGGGTATCTTGAGCGATTCTCCGGCCTGGAACATGGATTCGGCGATGTCTGTCACTTCCGAGCCTGTTGCCGTTGCCGCCTTACCCACTGAACGCAGCATTTCGATTGCTTTCTCGGGGTCCATGCCCTTCGAAACGAACGTGCCCAGCGCCAGGATCAAATCACTCTGCGTCTGGTTGGTGTAGCGCGCCAGTTCGTTGATCTGCGACTTCCATTTGGCGACCGCTGCTTCTGCCTTCGCCGGGTCCAGGCCTGCCGTGTTCGCCACGCCGGCGAGGTCATATTCCGCTTTGATGGCGTCCTTGCCTGCGATGAATGCCGGTGCGCCTGCGATCATCGCCTTCGCGCCGATGCCTTGCAGCTTGCTTCCGTATTCCTGCGCCTTCTTGCCCAGGTCTTCCCAATCGCCGGACCACTTGCCCATTTCGACACGCAGTTCGCCGATCTTTTTCTTCATTGAATCCTTGGCGCGGTTCAGTTCTGTCGCTGTCGCCTGTCCGCTGTTTGCCAGGTCTTCGTAGGCTTTCCGGGTCTTTGCGATCTCGCCTTCAATCTCGATGTCGGGGCGGATCGACAACGCCTTGCGCGCTTCTTCCGCCGTCTTCTTGAGGTCCGCCATCGGTCGCTCTGCGTCTCTCACGGCTTGGTTCATGCCGTTGACGAGGCCGACCCTGAATTCGTCCGCGATGGTTTTTACCGATGCCGTGATCCCGCGAATGCCGCTGGAAACCTGCTCCGCGCCTTTCAGGACCAGTTCTATTCCCAGCTTCATGTCGCTCATATCAGCCTCGATTGATTTCCTCTTTGCCGGCCTGCTCCATACGTTGGAACAGCTTGAACACTTCCGGCCTGTCGCGTTTCTTGATGCCGATCAATTTCATGGTGTCTTTGATCGCCGTGTAACTGATGCCGCTTACCTTGCCATCTGCCCGGTGCATCCATTGCGTCTGCATCGCGCCGAACAATCCTGCTGCATTGGCGTTCTCCGCCCATATCTCGATGTCCGGTTTTTCTTCCGGTTCGTAATACAGGCCGAATGACGCCATTGCTTCCTTGGTATCGTCCCGGCCTCCGCCGCCACTGACTATGGCGACGGCGACCGCTTTCAGTTTTTTGCTGCCGCTTCCTCTCCGGCCGTTTTGTAGGCGTCGAGGATGCGCTGGAACGTGCCGTCTCGCTCATCGAGCAGGGCGACCAATTGGTCCCGGCTGAATTCGGCATCGGCGTCCTTCCAGCCGGTGACGAACTCCATCAGAAAATTGGCCTGGGCTTGGATCGCCGCCTGCGTCTTTTCCTTGGTGGAGCCTTCGCCGATGGCGTCAATCTCTGCCGTCAGACGGTCGTATGCTTCCGCGCGTTCTGTCTGCTTCTTGCGCTTGCAGATCATGATGAGCGTGCCGTCTTCGCCGCCGAAATCCACCGGGACGGTGAACTCCGGCGTTGCCTTGATTTTGAACATTGGTTGGTGTTCCTTGGTGGGTTACAGGGCGACGATCTTGAGTTCGTCGTTGCCGCTTACAGGCATGAAAGTGACGTCATAGCCGATCAGGCGACGACCGTTCTTTTCCTGCTTGCTCGGATTGAACAACTGCGCGGCCGGTGCGTAGATCAGCATCTTGTTGCCGGCCGTTGTGCCGTGGACCAGGCCGATGCTCTGCGACGTTCCGGCCTTGACGCTTGCCATGAAAGTCACTTCTTGCGCCGGGGTCAGGTCGAACACCACCTTGCCTTTGCAGTTGCGGTCGCTGATGTCGATGGACTCGCCGGCTTCCGTTGCCGTGCCCAGCATATCGTTGAAATCAACCTTGTTCCCCCAATCCAGTTCGATGCCGGTGGTGATGTACTCGGTGCCGGCCGAGAGCGCGCCTGTCGCGTAGGTGCAGCCAAGGGTCACGGCTCCGGTGTTGGCTTCCGTAACCGGGTTCGGTTTCTTCCAGGTGGTGAGCGTCACGGTGCCTGGCGTTGCCGCACTGATGCCACCGTCAATGCCCATGAAGTTGAACTTCATCTTCGGGATTTCGCCGATGCGGGCGTTCAGCGAGAAGGTGCCTTGTGCGCCCAGGAGTTTATGCAGCACGCCGTCATCGTAATAATAGATCGTCAAATACTTGCGCTGTGTGTAGTCCGCGAGCGGGTCGTATTCCACGCGCTGGCCTGCCGTACCGACACCAGCCTTCCACATTGCGCCTTGCAGTAGCATGTCCCAGGCCGGGATGGTCGGGGTGGTCATGCTGCCGCTGGACTGGAACTCGACCTCGAAGTCAACGCTGACGTATGCGCTGCCCGGAAGTTGCTCGCTCGCGCCGTAGAACGGTCGCATCAGTGCGCGGTCAATGTTGGTCGCGTTAAGCGGGTTGATGGTCATGTTCTGGACCAGCACGGCATTGGTCGTTCCGACCGGCGCTGCGTCGGTGCCGCGCGTGGTTTCGATCTTGGCGAGGATGGCGGTGTTGCGAATGAAACGAGGCATGGATTACTCCTTGGGTTCGGTGGTTGCTGCGTCGGTGCCGGCGTCCTGCTCGGCGTCCTGTTGCGTTGCGGTTTCGACCCACTGGTGAGTTTCCGGGTCGTAAAACTTGCCGGGTTCCGGCTGCTGTTTACTCATGGCCTGCTGTCCTTGTAATAGGTTGTTGAAAATGTATCCCGCCAGATGGTGGTTCCAGCGTCAAAGGCGACAAGTTGACCGCTGACAAAGTTGATTTCTGTGTGATCCGGGTAGGGTGCCCAGCCGATCAATGCCGTTTGTGCCGCTTCCCGCACGGTTTCCAGTTCGTCTGCGGCTGGGCCTCCGGTGTCTGCGCCGGCTGCGTGCTTAACCATGTACTCAACCACGAAGCGCGCCGTTACTCGTTGCGAGTGTTCACCGAGCAATCCGTCCTGCTCTGCGCTCTCGCCGGTTTGTAGGATGTAGGCTGCTGGGAATCGCTTCGCCGTGCCGCGCCCGAGGGCGATGATGACGTCACCTATGGTGTCGCCCGCCTGGTCTTCAAGCCTGGTTTTGATGGTGTCGAGTCTCATGTCCGTTTCCTGTATTCATCAGGGTCATCGTCGCCCACCACCACGCCGTCGAATCGCCATAGGTTGAGCCATGTTTTGAACAGTCCGCGATGATGGTTTGTGCGTCTCTGCTCGGGTGTCGGAACGTATTGGGTCACGTTGCGGTCCTGGTCTTTGTGCAGGAAATGCGGAACCCAGGATGCGGGGTGCCGGGGGTTGGTGATGCCGAACTCTTTTGCCAGGTTGCTGCGCCGCATAATCAGGTATCCGCCGCGCCGGCCTGCTCTGCGCTCTTGGATCGCTTTGCGGATGACGTAGGTCAGGCAGTTCATGGCTTAGATGCCGAAATACTTTGAGCCGATTGCGCCGGCCATGAGCAAAGTCATGCCCCAAATCACCTTGCCGAACCAGTCCCATGCCATCTTGCGCTTCTCGTCGTGATTGGCTTTTTCTTCCGCTTGCTTCGCGGCTGCCCAGGCGCAATGACCGCCGTGCGTGTGCCGTTCTTTGATGATATTTTCCGCCTGATCCAGCAGGCCACCCTGCTCGCGCAGCCTTGCGATGAATTGGTGATCTTCGTCGTGCATCGCGTTGCTGCCGTTCAGCACCAACTCACGCAAGCCGCGCTCATCGCTCAACACGGCGTCGATCTTGCCGCTGATTTCCAGCAGTAGAAGAAGGATTGCACGCTGCCCTTCGTCGTTCGCCGCGTTGATCGCGTCCATGATGCGTTGCCTGGTTGCATCGTCTTGCGGTCGTGTCCGGTTGTTGCTCATTCGTGGTCCTGTCTGGTTTTAATTCGGCGCGCGATGAACTTGCTCCATGCGCCCACGTTTTCTGCGCGGAAGATGTCTAGGTGCCCGTCGCACTTAGGCATCAAGGGAAAATTCCCCGTGTTGAAATTGGTGTGATTGGCGACGTTTCCGGTGTATCCGATGGAACCCATCTCACCCCATGGGTGCCATGGGAGCAGCTTGGAAAACCATGTCACATGGTCGCCAGGGTTGAAATACACATCGACCCACGGCGCGCGGGTTGTCCTGTCCGGGTCGAGCGCCGGGTTGATGTAGACCACGCCACCGAAATCCGCGCCTTCTGCTGCCGCCTGGTGAGTGATGGCGCAGCCGTTGCTGTGCGCGATGATGATGTCGCCTGGCATTGACAGTGCCCGCAACCGCTTTGCCAGTCTGCCGTTCAGAAAGCGCGCCATGAAGAACCGGATAAAACCGTATTCGAAGACGATGGTGTCCATGCCTTCCGCCCGCATTGCCGGCACCAGTTGCCGCACGTTGCTGTGTCCTTCTTTGCTGCGGATGCCGTGCACTAGGATGATGCGTGCGGTCATGGCTGCACCACTACAGGCTGCACGATTATCGGGTTGACGATAACCGGGTTGACGATGGTTGGTTCCGGCTGCTGCACGATTACCGGGTCCGCAGGTGGCACGATGATGGGTTCCGGCTGCGTGACGACGATCGGTTCAGCGGGTTGCACGATGACGGGGGCTGGCTGGGTCACGACTGTTGGTGCGGGTTGAACCTTGAGCGCGTTGGTGATGCCGGCTCCGGTCGCTGTCGCCAGGCCGACTGCCGCCTTGCCGCCCAGGTAGATGCCAAGCCCGGTGCCGATGACGCCCATTCCCCTGTCTGCCACCCGCGCCCATGGATCATCCGGCATGGCGACTTGTGCGTCGCCTTGATGCGGGGCGTGCACGATGATGTGCATGATGCCGCTCGGGGTCGGGATCGTCGCGTCCATGATCGGCAACTGCGCCGTCTGTGCTTTGTGCCGCGCCAGTTCGATGTTCGCCCCTGCGATTTGCGCTCTGAGCGCGCTGTCGTTTGCGCATCCACCCAACCCCAGCAACGCCACGGTCAGAACGGCCAGGACAATGAGGTTGCCTATCACCGAGAGTGCCAGCAGCGCCGGCGTTTTCATTTCCTTCATGTTGCCTCCTTGAGCCAATTCTGTACGTCGAACCCTGGGCAGACCTTCGCCACTCCTGGCAGGTCACGGTGTCCGCACACCCCTTTGCGGACGACGAACCCTTTGCGATCCACCACCTTGAGTTCTGGCGGTGCCAAGGGGATTGCGTACTTGCCCGCGATGCCCGACACGCAGGCGCGCAAGGTCGTCCATTGCTCGGGTGTGAACTCGTCGGTGCCTACCATGCAGATGCCGAGGCTTGCGCTGTTCCAGCCGGTCGCGTGCGCGCCCACTTCGTCTTCGTGGCGTCCGGTGAACAGCGCGCCGTTCCTGGCGATCAGGAAGTGGTAGCCGATGGATGTCAGGCTGGCGTTCTGCCGTCCGCGCCAGTAGGTTGAGCGGGTGAATGCGCGGGCCTTGTGCCAGGCGTCTATTTCCTGCGCTGGCGTCATGAATCCCGGCTGCCCTGGCTTGCCGGTGAACAGCGTCCGGTCGTTCGGGCTGGCGCTGCAATGGATGACGATGAGTTTGATGTCACGCATCGGTTGCCGCCTTGATGAGTGATTCGATGTCGGTCATGACTTCGTTTTCCCAGGGTTGAGGTAATGCTCCGCCGCCGCCCGGTTGCACTGGCATAAATGGCCTGGCTGGTATGGTCACTGACTTGGCGAAGTGGATCGCGCCGCCTGCGCTCCATGCGAGCCGTTTCGCGCCCTTCGGGACGTAGCCGCAGAGGTTGGTGCCGGTCGGCTTCCCGGCTGTCACGGTTGCGCCGAACTGATGCGTCAGGGCATAGCAGACATCGCTGCCGACCAGCAGCGTGTTGCCGCTGATCTGCTTGGCGATGCTGTTCCGCAAGCGCCCGGTGTCGAGTAGTGCCTGGCCTGATCTTGAGAGCGGGCTTAACGGTGCCCAGGCGGCACCCCAAGGGTCTTCCTGGTCGGTGAAGGTCAGGCTTATTAAATCGATCAGCGTGTCGCCCGCCTGGGTCAACACGGCTTCCGCCGCTGCCGCTGTCGTGATGGCGTCGAGCTTCTTGGTCAGCGCGTCGCTGTTGACGTTCGCCAGGATCACAGCATGGTCCCGAATAGCTCATCGGTGAAGATCGCCGTGCCGGCTTCGACCGCGACGCTTTGTGCGGTGGTCGTGTCTTCCGCGATTGCCACATCCAGCACGTTTCGGCCGGTCGCGTAATCGGTCAGTTCACGCATGGCTGCCGTGAACCGATCCTTGACGATTTCCGGTGCGCCGTCGCCCCATAGGAAGAAGCGCGCGATGTCGCAGGCGATGGGTTCAAGTTCCGCTGGCGTTGTGCTGAACGGCAGGGTGTAGCGGGTCCGCAGCTTGGCGTCGATCCTGGCTGCTGCGTCGCTGATTGCCATGGCGACCACGGTGCTGTCCATCGCGCCGGCTCGGGTCCGGTCGGTTAGCTGGATGATTTCCGTCTCGCCGAAGCGGTCCACTAGATTGTCTTGCGTGCAGTACGTCATCCCGTTTCCCCAAAAAATATGGGCAGGCTGTTTCCAACCCGCCCATGAAAGCCTGTGAGGGCTGGTCGCTAGGAGATCGTTAAATGGTCAGCTTGATGATTGCGCGGGGGCGGGTGCAGATGTTCAGCGGGTTGCTCTGAGCTTCCAGTTCCCAGCCCTTGTCGAACTTGATGGGAGCCGCTTTGGCGTAATAGGGCATGCCCAGCGTGTTGACCGTCTCGACGTAATCGGCGGGGGCGAAATGCGTCTGGAACAGGCCTGCGACGCCGGTTGGCACGGCGTAGGCGTCTGAACCCATATTTGCATCCGTGGTCCCGCGATACCATTCCCAGGTCGCACCGAAGGCGGTGAAGCTGTCGGTCGGATTGCCGCGCAGTTCTGCCGCTTGCGCCTGGTTCAGATAGGTTGCCATGGTGTCTTTGTCTGCCAGCAGGGCAGCCCAAAAGTCATCGCCGCACATCACGCGGACGCCGTTGTATCCGACGCCGAGCAATGCACCTTGAATCATCTTGTAAACATCGAACATCTTGGCGCGGATGCTGCTGCTGTTGGTTACATGCAGGCCGATTGCTTTGGTCTGCTGTGCCACGCCGAACTCGGTAAACAGCGAGACATCGGTGCCGTTCGCGTCCACGAAGGTGCCTTTGACTGCCTTCACACGGTGCGTTTCCATCGTGTAGTCAATGGAGTTGCGCATGTTCTGCAACTTCTCGTCACGGCGGGTGGTGATGGCTTCCGCCTGGCTGTCGCTGCCGAAGGCGCGGACGTTCTGCACTTCGTCGGCATTGACCGCATCGCTGACGGGAATGTGCGGCACGCGGAAAGTGCGGACACGGCGAGCGGATTCGCCCATCGTGTTGTTGATGCCGCCGCGCGGCTTGACGCCCAGCAAGGAAAGGACGCCATCGCGTTCTTCCAGTGCTGCGTCGAGCGTGGCGATTCGTTTTTCCTCGAACCAGCCGGTGGCACTGATGCCCTTCGGAGAATAGGGGAGGTTGTTGATTGCGCCGGTCAGCGTCTTTAAGGTGAATGCGTTCGCGTTCATGTGTTCTGCCCCTTATCGAGCGATGATGTTTTTGGCTGCCAGTGCGGTGTAGGCAGTCGTCTTGTGCGGGTCGGTCGTGACCGCTGCGCCCCACTTGAGCAGGTTGATCTGGATTTCGGCCAGGCGCGTAACGGCGACACATTTCTGGTCCGCGCTGGTAGCGTCCACGTTTTCGGTCAGCACGCCGTAAGCGTTCTGAGTGCCGTCCGATGCACCGGGGGTGTATGCCTTGAGCTTGCCGCCCGTGGTGATTTGGCCGAGTACGGTGCCGGCTTCGAGGTTGTTTCCGCTGGCAACGATTCCGTCGTCATAGCTGATTTGCCCGAGGTCACCGAGCAGGAAGTTTTTGGCGCGTGCGCCTAGGGTTTCGGTCGGCATTTAAGCGATCCTCCGGGCTGCAAAAATCTTGTTGGCATCGAGTTCAGGCTCTTTTTCCTGGTTCGACGGGCTGGTTCCTTCGGTTGCGTGTGCGCTGAACAGGTGGTCCGGTGCGGTCGGCTTGATGGCGCGCATATCGGCCGAGACGGAGGCGAACAGGGCATCCGGCATGTCGATGTATGGCTTGGCTGCTGCTTCGGTGTACTCGCGCCCGAGCGCGCTAAACAACGCCTTGACGGCTGATGCTCTGGCTTCCTGCTGGATGCTGGCGAGTTGCGTTTCTGCTGCCGTCGCTCGATCTTCCGCCGCGCTGGTCGCGTCCTGGGACGCTTTCAGGCCGGCTTCCAGCGATGCGACCTTGGCGATAAGTTCTTCCAGGTTCATGGCGTTGTCCTTCTTGGTTGGAGGGGGTGTTTCTGCCGCGCTTGCCGAGAAGGCGATTGCGTCGGTGTTCTTATCCACGCCGGTCGGGGTGAAGCTGACCTCACGGATGGTGTTGTTGCGGAACACAACGGCGGGTCCGGTCACGTTCTGCCCGTTGACCATGGCGGTGCCGCCTGCCTTGATTTCCTCGATGCTGTCCGGCTCGATGTGGACGCTCATCTGCCAGGGGAAACCGGCGTCGCTCTCGCTGCTGACTGCGTTGCCGCTGTCGTTGTCGAGCAGGGTGCCGTCTGCGATGGTGATGCCGTCGATGCCGATTGCCAGCTTGGCGAAGCCTGCGCGCTGGTCCCGGTCGTGCCCGATCAGGATGGGTGTCGGGTCCGGTGCTTGCGTGGTCGCCATGTCGAAGATGACCGCGCCCCAATACGGGTGACGGATCAGCTTCGCGCTGTATGCCGTGCCGCCGAACTTGCGGGGGCTGCCCGCTTCGGTCTTGCCGGCCATCGTTGCCGGTTCCGCTCGGAACTGGAAAGCGTTGTCGGGGAGGTTGGTGCGCTGGTTCATGCCGCGCTTTATAGGGTCCGGCCTGCGTCAACACTGACAGCAGCGGCATTTCGATATTTTTTACCTGATCGCGCGGAAAGGAGTTGCGTTTACCTGTGCGCTGTATATTATTACCTCAAGGGTAATAAATACCCGCCACCAAGGAGCTTCAAATGACCACCGAACTGCAAAACCTGATGCTGAAAAAGATCGCCCGCAGCGAGTATTCGTCCGTCAACGGTGCCGAACCTGATTCGCTGTCCGACATCGACTGGATTTGGGCTGACACGATTATCGAAGATGCCGAGGACAAGGGCGTTTTCACTTCTCTGGTCAATGCCGGCCTGGCTGTTCATTCTGGTGGCAAGAAAGACGCTGGCGTAACGCTGACCGCCGCTGGTTTCGCCGCTTACAAATCTCTTAACTAGGAGCCAATCATGCCCGCCTCTCTCCCCTTCGTTTCTCGCACCCATGTCTTCGCGCAACAGATGTTGAACTACTGCGCGGACGCTTCCGAGCTTGGCTTCGCGCCGGGTCAATGGCCTGCGCTGATTAGGACCGACATCGGCAACGGCAATGGTTTTGCGTTCGCCGGTTTCGATGAAGACGGCACCGCCCACTATCACCAGATCGCCGGCTGCGTCTCGCTGACCGTGCTTAACGACTAGGAGCCTGCCATGAAATTGCAGAACGGATTTGAATGGAGTTCAACTCCTCCCGTTGGGAAGATCATGGCATGGGTAGAGCAAGAAGTTCTGGACAAGCTGCCACCACCAGACTGGAAACAGCAAGTAGGGAAAGGGGGTTACTTCCTGATTGAGTACAACGACACCCCCATCAACCGAGTGGCCTTGCTGGTCGCTGGTTATCGTGCACCAACTTGAACTAGGAGCCTGCCATGTCTCGCACTATCGAATCGATCCTGGCTGGTTCCTGCACCCCCGCGCACGACTTGCTGCTCCAAATCCGTCATTACGGGATGGATGCCGCTGCCGCCGATGTGTTGTCTCGCTTCGGGGTGCGGTCGTGAGCGCGCGTCTCAGCACCTATCCTGGCAAGGCGGTGTTCGATGCGAATCAGCGCGAACTTTATCGGCTTATGCGTGGGATCAGCGCGCGGTCGTTCTTCGCTGGCTGGAAGGATGGACTTGAGTTCCTGCTTTGGCGCGCGATTCAGACTGGCGACTTGCGGATCAGCAGGATCGCCATCTATGCCGATGACTTGGCGCGCTGCGCTGAGTTGGCTGCTCTGATCGATGGCTGGATTGTTTGGGTCGATGACGAGAACGATCCTGGGCTGCCGACTGACGATTGGGGTCCGCGCGTGGTGCCGATGTCCGTCTGGCTGTCGATGTATTGCCCGGACCCGTCTTGCATTCAGACGCCGCCCGCTTAACATGGGGCTTTTCCTGGGAGGTCAATATGGTGGAGTCAATCAAGGCTGTTGCAGCGTTCTTGAAGGCTGTTGGCAAGGGAATGCTCGGGCTGTCTGTCCTGCTGCTTTTCGGCTTTCTTCTCTATGCGTTCATCGCGGCTTGAGTGCCGCTGGGAGTGTTTATGTGGATCCATTTGAATGATGCTTTTCTGTCCGTGGTCGCTCACCGCACTGACCCGGGCGTGCTGTTGGTGCGCGCTCGCGTCTCTGGTGATATTGAGCGGGTCTTTCCTGATGCCGAGGTTGCCGAGACGCCGACCGCTGACTATCGCTTCCGGGCGGTTCTGCCGCGTGCCGTGGTCGGTGCCGCGCTGGTTTCCCGGCTGTCTTCGATCAAATACGACAATTTCAAGAACTCGGTTGCCGAGGACGACCGGCACGACGCTTATGCCGACTGCTGGCTCGCCATGCGCCGGTTCCAGTTGGTGAGTGAGGGGGTGATGGCATGAAGGACTTTTCTGTTCTCGACTTGCCGGAGCCGCTCCGCTCGCAGACCTTAAAAAGCATGAACATGACGGCAGAAGAATGCGCGGCTCACCTTGAAGGTTTGTCCGCGATTGCTCGGGAAATGGAGCAGCGCCCGCCGTCAACGTCGCAGATCATGCGCGATGATGATTCAAACGCTGCGATCAAGGTTGCTCAATAAGCAGCCAGCTTCAACGCCTCTCCGGTGAGCGCGTCCACGCTTTCTTCAACGTGGATATGCGTTTTGCCATATTTATCCTGCTCAACCTTCCGCACGAAGAACCTTGCTTTGTGCGGAAAGAGCACTTCAAGTTCACCTTTCGCCGCGCTTAGGTGGTCAATGTCCACACCCTGCAAGCCTTTGGCGTCTATGTGCAGCACGATTTGCTTTTTCCACCCGCCAGTTGTGTCTGCGCTTTGGAATCCCCATAGCTCGACCGGCTTGCCTGTTTTATGGGCTTCTCTGGCGATATTCACATAAGCCGGGTCCATGCTTCGCACGCCGCGCGCCACTGGTCCGCTGTACTTTGGCATCATCGACAACCCTTGATTGATAACCGCTGCCACCCTGCTGGCAGCTTGGTGCCCATTGGTTGCAGCGTCCCATAGCAACGGATTGATGTTCCTGTAATCGCTCGTTGTGTATGCCCATATTGATGCCTTAAACGGGG